GGGCTAGACCTCGCCTCGCACGATCTGCTCGACGACGGTCTTGCTGATCCACCGCCCGTCGTCCGCTGCGAGTTCGGTGAGGATGCGTTCCCGCTCCTCCTGCACTGCGGCCTTGGACCCCCGTGTGCGGCCCGGGTCTTCGGTCTCCCGCCCGTGCACGTGCTCGGGGACCACATACACCTTGCACTTGTCGCGCGTCTCTCTGAGGCGCACGATCAGCCCCGCCTTGTGGAGCACCGTCAGGGTGCTGGACGCCTGCCCGTGGTGGAGGGTGGTGTAGGCGCGCAGTTCCTTCACAGTGATGCCGGTGACGCCGAAGCCACGGATGGCACGCAGGACGGTGCGCTGGCGCATGGAGGTGGTGCCGTCGCTGTCCTGCGTCTTGGCCCGCTGCTCCGAGGTCTCCGACCCCGACCAGCCTGACGTTCCCGCGTACGGGGTGATGACAGGCTGGCCTGACGTGGGATCGTCGGGCATGGGTGCCCGTGTCTCGCTCATGGTCGCTCCTTCGTTGGTCTCACTCATCGCCCATACCGGCCACGAGTTCCTTCAGGGTGCGGAGGTCTCCGGCGACCTTCGCTGTGTGCGCCACCTGCTCGGCCAGCGCCTCGGTGAGTCGGGCCACCTCGCGCTCCGCCTCCTCCGCACGCTCGGCTTCGTAGGTGGCACGCTGCGCTTCGTCCTTCCCGAGCAGGGCACGGATCCGGTTGAGGATGTCTCCGTCCTCCGGCACGTCGTACTCTGCCGCGTGCTCCGACCTGCTGCGGGACTGCTCGTGCACCCACATCAGCGCAGCCTTCGCCAGCGCGTCGACGTCCATCTCTCCCAGCGTGGCGAGATGGGCTGCCAGTGCGTCCACCCGGGACTGGCGCGGGGCGTACGTGACGGCCAGCGGGACGTCCACCTCACGGGTCTCACCCCGCTCGAACTTCTCCACCTCACCGGCCTTGATGTGCACCTGCCAGTGACCACGCACCGACAGCCGGTTCTCTGTGGTGTAGTCGCACTTCGGGTACGAGCAGGCGTAGTCGGTGGACCCGTCGGACCAGTGCCTCTCGATGGAGACCTCGCTGTGGTACCCCTTGCCTTCCGAAGCCTTGGCGAGCATCGGACCTTGCTTGATGATTCGTCGTGCCGCCACGGTCTTCTCCTTTCGTGGCTCCGGCTTGGGTGGGAGCGCCATCTCGAACTCACCGCGCACCTGTGACGTGGCCTCGATGGCTGCCTCGAACATCTCCATCGTGATCTTCCGATCCTTCGCCAGCGTCTTGATGCCCTTCACCAGATACGGGTCGCCGTACCTGACGATGTCGTCGGCCACCTTCTTGCCGTTGATCCGGTGCCGGGACTTGGCACTGAAGTGGATCTGCCTCGGGCATGGATCGCCGGGGGCACGGAGGGTGATGGAGTCTGGGCTGGTGACGACAGCCCGCCACCCGGCAGCCGTGGCGTGCACGACCATCTCGATGACGTCGCTGTGGAGGCGGCGGAACAGTGAGGCGCTGATCTCCTCCTGCTCCGCCTCTGTGTACTCCTGCACGGTCATGGCGACGGCTCGTCCGGGTGCTCACGGGTGAAGTGCTGGCGCAGTCCCTTCATGGACTTGTACGGCCTGCCGCCGTTGCACCCGTGCTCGCACGGTGGACCGGTGTGCTCACCCCGGTTGCGTGGCGGTGCCTTCACCGTGGCGCGGGCACCCACCTCGCCGGATGCCAGCGAGTTCAGCAGGTCGTGGAGGGTGAGGTCGATGAGGTGCTGGTCGCAGATGTCAACCTCCACGTCGTTGATGCGGAACGGGAGTGCAGTGGTCTGCTTCTCCTCAACCTGACACCAGTCGCAGATGGTCTGGATGATCTGTGCCATCTCACCTCGCCTCCCCGATCAGACGGGTCAGCATCTCCATCCGGAGTGCGTCCTTCCCCTCGCCGACGATCCGCCCCAGCCCGGAGGACAGGTAGCCCTCGGACTCGTTGTAGATGTAGGACGACGAGATGACGGACCCACTGCGGGACAGCAGGAGACGGCGCTTCACCCCACACCGGCAGCGCAGGGTCTGCTCGTAGTACGCGTTCGCGCGGCCCACGGTGACACCCACGTTCACGGAGTGAGGGGCGAACGAGTGGCCGTAGGTACGGCACTGCAACTTCTGGCGCTGCAGTCCGAGGGCGAACTGCTCGACGTCGTTGCGGTTTGCGGTGGTCATCAGTGTTCCTCTGCTTTCTGGTGGTCACCGGGGACGGGGTCCTCAGATCTCGGCTCATCGCCGACCTTGGTTGCTCCGAGTGAAACAGTGAGCGCCTTCTCGGCTGCCTCGTCGATCTCCGTGGGGGTGGCGGGTGTCTCGCCCTCCACGGTGGGGACGAGGGTCTTGATGACGACGTCGTTGGTGGTGCCGTTGTCGTACAGCGACAGCCCGAACTGGGTGCCGAGGTTCATGGCGCACCGCTTCAGCGCGTCCGAGGCTGCGGTCTTGGCGGCGTTGTCGTGGTGCTCGCCGATCATGTTCGCCGGTCCGGACGTGGACCCGACGGCACCTTCCCGGTAGGTGCAGAGGTGGTTGCCGTTCTCGTCACGGATGACGAGTCGGACCATGGCGTGCCAGATGCACTCGACCATGTCCTTGCTGTCCTTGGACTGGTACTCCCGGATGCCGATGAAGTCCTGCGACTCGGTGATGACGTCGAAGTTGGTGAACCCGAACATGCGGATGAGGTGGGCTCGGACGTCCCACGATTCGAGGTACGACAACTGCTTGCCACCCTGTGAACGCTTCGCCACCCGACTGCTGTGGAGAGGACGCATCAGGGTTTCCTGCTGCTTGGGCGTGAGCCCGTAATCCGTACTCATGTGGTTGCTCCTGCGTTGGTTTAGTGACTAAACATCTGACCCTACAGAGGGCCACTGACACTCTCTTATCCTATGGCTTTCTCCCCTTTCGGGGTAGAGTTTATGTATGATCTTGAACCTTGAAGAGATGCCCGAACAGCCCATCGAGCGGCTGCTCTGGCTGTCCGGCGTGATGGAAGCCGTGAAGGCGGAACTCGATGTGGAGTTCGCCGAGGCGTACTACGAGGCACGCCTCGAAGGGACGTTCGACACCGCCACCGGGCTGGGCCTGCACTCCAAGAAGCGGGCGCTGGCGTTCACCCGTGGGGAGAACGAGAGGCGGGGCCGCGCTGTCCGCTGGGGCGACGGCGTCGACCCCACCTCCACGGCGTTCACGGGCTGACCACTTCCCCGACCCGGCACCCCATGTACTTCGTGACCTCCGCCAGATGCTGGGGGTCACGGCTGCCGCACTTCGTGCACCACAGGTCTAGGTCGCCTTCGGCGAGTTCCACTCCCACACTCCATCCTCCGCCAGCACCATGTTCTGGTTGTTCGGTCGCTCGAACTTACAGTCGAGCGTGTCACCGACTTCCTTCTCCTCCTCGCACTCCCCGAGTGTGTGGAGGCAGCATCGGAACAGCCCGCCCGTCCGGACGGACCGCTCATTCGCCTTCATGATTCGGGCGGGGAGTCGAGGTCGGCCATGATGTCGGGCGCACCCTCGGCCAGCGGGTCCTCGAACGGAGCCACCCGCACGGGGATGCCCATCTCCTCGTACTTGGCGTTCTGCTGCTGACGGTTCTCCTCGATCTGAGTGAGGAGCAGGGCGTACTGGGCGTCGACGTGCTCCCTCATCTCCCCGGTGCAGGGGTCACCCATGCCGAGTTGGCAGATGACCTTCGCCACGATCTGCGGCATCAGCCCGAACTGCGAGCCGATGACCTGCAGCGTCTCGGCCATCTCCTGCTCGCGGGCCACGAGTGTGGTGATGAGTCCGTCCACGTCGCTCAGGTCGGCCTCGACAACGATCTGCTGGATGGTGTTCATGGTTGCTCCTTCATCCCCATTGGGATTCGTACTCGGTCATGGAGCCCACGTCCTGTGGGTCCTTGAAGTGGCGGCGGCACCAGTGCAGGTACTGCCGTTCGATCTCCTCATAGTGTTCGAGGTAGTACGCCTCTGCTCCCATGCCGCCCGGGATGTACCAGACGGGAGCATCGGGCTCCTCCTCAGGATGGGTCATGCTTGTCCTCGTCTTCGTAGGAGTGGGCCAGCGAGTAGAGCCCGTTGCAGGTGGGGCGCACCCACCCGAACAGGCTGTGCTCCATCTGCTTCTCCGCTGGCAGTGAGTGTCTCGACACGATCAGCCCCAGCGACCGGGCCTCGAACGGGTTGGCGTGCACCCATCGGTGACAGGTGTTGCACAACCACACTCCGTTGCAGGTGCAGTGCTGGTGCTCGTCGCGGATCGACCTCGATCTTCGGTGGTGCCATTCGCTCCCCCTTCCCGTGCATCGTGCACATTGGTCGCGGTCGCGCTGCCTGACTGCAGCGCGTTGCTTGGTGGGGATCTGCGAACTCACGCTCCTCCTATCTGAACGGCTGGTCGTAGTGCATGGCCCGACGCTGGGCGTTGACCATGATGAGTTCCTCCATCAGACCACTGGGCTCGTCACCGAGTTCGGCTTCGAGGGCCAGCAACTCGATGAGGAGGTTGGCGTTCTCACGGAGCAGCACCTTGGTCTCTTGGATGTGGTTGATGTTCGGTCGACAGGCGTCGATCTCCTCCTTCTTCATGGGCTTGTACTCCCACCATGCTTCGAGTTCTCCGGGGTACCCGACCAGTGGCGGGGTATCGGGAGGCAGGCCGCAGGTGGCGCAGCAGGCGAAGATCACCTGACCCTTCTTGTTGCGGTACTTGGCGATCTTGCTGTGGTCGCACAGGACTTCGTTGTGCATGGTTGCTCCTCGGTTTAGTGACTAAACCAGACGTGAAGCGGAGTGTCACTGGGACACACTCCGCCTCACACACCTAAGTATACCACACTGGTACACTTCAGGCCAGTGGCTCGATGGTCTCGACCACGCGGATGGTGCGGATCCCCGCCTTCTCGGCGAGGTCTGCTGTCATGGTTGCTCCTCTGCTCTCGTTGAGAATGAACGCCAGACACAGGTCGGCACCCAGTGCGACCATCTCTGCGTTGCGACGGAACCCCGCCGACTTGCTGAACTGCCGCCAGTCAGCCGGGTGACGCTCGACCTCCCAGCCCCACTCGGTGGCGATCCGGTCGGCCATCGCGTCCGCCCCACTGCGGCACGCGCCGTGCACCAGCCTCGCCGGTATCCATGTGTGGAAACACTGCAGGTGGGCTCGGATGGCTTCCTCGTTCATCCAGTCCCGTGAACCTGTGACAAGAATCCTCATACCCCTACTCCCCTTGTTGAGTGTGAAAGATGAACGGGACCCGATGCCCGCGTTCAAGAAGGTGCGCCTCCAGTTGGTTGGTGATGATGTCCGTCCGTCCACAACGGCTGCAGAACCGACGGGTGAAGTTGCCTGCGTAGTCACTGATCTCGGTGATGTCCTCGTGGGTGCACCCGTACTTCAGTGACGGGCGTGGGCAGGTGAACGCAGGTCGCTGCTCCAAACACTCCTCGCACAGCCACGCCACCAGATCCCCACCTGAGATGACGGGCCACGGCACGGAGGTATGACGACACGCGGTCATATCACTGCCTCCACCCACGGGAAGTCCAACGAGTTCGGCACGCCCTCCCGCAATGCGGCAGGCCATACCCGGGACCGGACCCGAGGGCCACGGTTCTTGTGCCACTCGAAGACCGTCGGGTCCTCGGTGGGCTTGATGCCATACCCGTAGTCGGGCCACTTCAGGAACAGGCTTGACCCGTACGGGCGGAGCGCCCGCTCCTTGTCCATGCTTCCCTTCAATGGAGCGTGGTGCTCCATGACGAACGCCGAGTTGCACACGGTGCGTGCGGCGTTGACTGCGTTCCTCAACCGTCTAACTGGTTCGTCGTCCCTGAGGTCACGCCCGGCGAGGTTGGTGAGGGGACCCATCACGATCAACTCGGGGCGGTAGGCGTGCACCCGCTCGTGCAGCCAGTCCATCCCCGACTGCATGTCGAGGTGTCGGTCGGACTCCCACTCCTCCAGCACGGTGAGCATCCCCTTCTCCACCGGGTGGCCGTGTCGTGCACACAGCCCCACCAACTGGGCCCACGAGTCGAGCACCTGATCGGGGTGGTTCTCGGCGTCGATGAACAGCACCCGCTTGGGGTCGATGTCAGCACCCGTGAAGGGGTGCATCCCCGCCGCTGTCATCACGGCGATCTGCCGACACAGGGTGGACTTGCCGGTGCCCTCGAACCCGAGCAGGAGGAGCCGTTCACCCAGTGCCATCGTGTTGTCGATGGCCCACTCCACCTTCCCTCGCGGCCTGATGATGACGTCGAGGATGTCGATGCCGGTGCGCGCCTTCTCCACCAGCGACTCGGGTGTGGTTTCGAGCAGGGCTTCGAGCGAGCGTCCCGCTTCGAGGTGGTCGGCCACATCATGGATGGCCTTGCCGGAACGCATCAGCCCCGACGGTGCCTCCTTGATGGTGACCGCAGCGCCCACTTCGAGCAGCGACTCCCGCACCTCGCGTGCGTGCTTGCGGCCCGGGTCGTCGGAGTCGGCATAGATGATGACCGATGCACCGGCGAGGTAGGTGGAGAACTCGGGGCTCCACTTCCCTGCACCACCGGGGTTGGTGGTGGCGACCTCGCCAGCGGGCAGCATCCGCTGCACGGCGCTGGCGCACTTCTCCCCCTCGGCGATGTGCACGGTGGCCCCGTTGCGTACCGCCTCGATCACCCGGGGCAGGTGCCACAGCACCCGGCCCACCCCGTCGAGGTTCCAGCGGTGACCGTGGGGTGCAGCCGCATCGGGCTGGCGCTGGAGGAAGGACTTCTTCCCACCCTCCATCGGCACCCGCAGCACCTCGAACAGCAGGGTGCCGTCGGCCCCGGTGTAGGGGTAGACGTGGGAGGCGGGCCCGCGTGGTGTCCAGAGGTCCACCTCCGGCATCTCCTCACGTGGCCCGCACACGTCGTCCCACACCAGCCCGGCTGCCTCCATGATCTGGTCCTGCTCACACCCTGCGTGGCACCTCATCACCACGGGCTGCGTCTTGCCTGCTCC